AAATCCAAGTTTTTTGTTGTTATCAAACCCGTTATAATCAATTCCGATAGAATAATCTGCACCAAAACTTCCGTGATATAGACCCTGCCTATCTGTAGAAGTTGGATACCAGAAAAATTCTATTGTGAAATCTCCAGATCCAAAATTAAAATCGGCACTTGCTGGTAATACTAAATGGTCACCAGTTCCATCAAAACTCACAGCACCAGTAGCTGGTGTTGAAGGGTGTCCAGCGTCCCAGGTCCAGCCGACGTAGGTCTCGTCAAGTGTATTTATAGATGAGTGGTTGCCGATACCGAATCCGTCCGATGTGAATGAATTCAAATACTGAGAGTTTGTAAGTTCTAATGATGTTGTATGAGACAGAAGACGCTTTGTTGCCCCTCTCACGGTGTCAAATAGACCATGCCCAGAGGCAACACTTTTCCCTTTTATCCAAGCAAAATCAGGACTAAACTCCAACCCAGAAATAGTCTGAGAAGTACCGTTGCCCGTATAAAGAACCACGTCCATATAATCCGAACCATCGGCAATCGTTGGATCGTCTAGGTTTGCAGTACACAATGCCTTGAAGCCGCTGGGGGCGCTGTACGCAAAGGCGCGTTGGCCGAAGTTAACGGTGTAATCTGACGTTCCTTCAGAGTAAAAATAATTCATTGCCCACGTCACACCACTTGCTGTGATATTTGATGTGCTTTCGAGTGATCCGTTCTTGTAAACCTTAAGGGTTTGTGTGCCACTATCTAAATCGAGTGCAAAACCTAAGGTGTCACCTTGAGCCCAACTAAATCCAGTGCCACCAGTTTGATTGCCCTCGACCGTACCAGTAGATCTATATGTGACATATGTTTGACCACTTAAGGAGTATGCAGATGGTCTAGTGTTTTGAATATCAATAATGCCAGCAATGCCAAGAGCGTTTTTTGCTGTAACTGTTAGCTCGCAATACCATTTGCCGGAGGAAACACCGATTGTTGAAAGTGTGTCATAACTTGCCGTAGAAGTAATTTGCAAGTTGCCGTTCGCTAGAGAAGGTGAAGAACCCAAAGTATTTAAGGGGTTCAACGTCGCATAATTCCCGCTCACCTCACCGCCAGCACCTGTATCAGTCTGCGTGCCGTTTTGTGGGGAGTCGAAAAGGGAGTCGTTGCCTGCACCTGCAGTGACGCTGATGTTATTAACCGTCCAATCATTATCATTCCCAGAAGTGTCCGTCCCTAGTGCGGCGGCGGTGCTGTTATCGGAGAAGTCGAGGTGGAAAGAATTGTCATCCGCTCCATCAATCAATACATATCCATCGACTTCAACAGCCCTCAGATACCAGCTACCGACGCCGGAATCTCGACTCCACTCTAACTGCGTGATTGTATTAGAAGGGAGTGTGTACCACCCGGCGACACCGTCCCCCAGTTGAGATGCAATAGACGTTGCCAGATTTGTCCCGTTATGTTCAAAAGTTCCGTATGAAGAAGTATATCCATTCTGGTAGATATACAACCTTATTTGATTCTGTGCAGTGATTGTAGATGATGGCGTCCAAGTAAGTAAGGAATCTGGTTGTGCGCCAGTTGCTAATGAACCGTCAAATGCTTGACTGACTGTGCTATTAAGTGGAGTTCCTGTTACATTGCTACTCCAAGTAGTACCATTATTTGGATTATCTCCAAACCCGGTAAATGCAATCGGCTGCCACACACCGTTATCGTCAAACTCACCGAAGTCGGTGGGGTCTAATGCTTGACCGTCGATGAAGTGAACGTCGGCTAGGTAACTAGAAAGAGCATAATTATTGGCGCTTGCTTTTCTTCCGATTGCATGTGCTACATTTTTGCCTATATTTGCAGAAAAGTTTGGAGAGGGATTCGTGCTAGAAAACCAGCTAGTTTCTCGGATTCCGTTTGTATATATCCTAAGCCTGTCTTCCGCTACCGAATTAGTTGTATCAAGAACAACAAGAAAATGATACCAAGCCGTTGGATCCCTGAAAAGTCTATTTGTTACTTTTAAGAAATCTGAGCTAGAGCCATTCCAGTGGCTGATGTAGAATCTTTCCGCGCTATACGCGAATGATATTGATGTTTCAGAGCTGCCGGATTCGGCAGAAAAAACATACTGCTGTCCGGTATTAGTTGGGTCTTTCTTTTGCCACCACGAGAAACTCCATGTAGTTCCGTTGCCAGCAGATCCGAAATTTTTATACAAATAGGCACTGTCAGCACTGTTGAAACGCAAGCTACGTTCGATCTGGTAGCCAACAGGGGCGGCACCACCGGCTTGACCGGCGGCACCTGCTAAAGCATTATTAAATATTGGCATATATCAAGCTACGTAGTTTGCAGTAAAGTTACAGGTGATAACTTCAGACCCTGAAGTATCATCTAAAACAATATAATCAATTCGATCTATTGCATTAGCAGTAGCTGTCAAAGTAATACCGGCTGCACCGCCAACAAACTTAAAGGTTGACGGAAAACTTCCTGTATGACCACCACCGTATTCGATGAAAATTGATCCGCACTGACCTTTTGCAATGTTGGTTGCAGATACAGTAAAATTAGCGTTAGTTTCAAAATGAAAGTTGTTTGCATCGTTCATGTCAACACTAAAGGTTGAACCAATAGAATGTCTAACTTCACCACGTTGACCAGCGGTAAAGGTTTGAGCAACGTCAGTTTTAGCGGTGTCAACATCATAGGCTTGAACAGTAACACCAATATCACTGCTTTCAAGACCAATAGAAGCAGCTACCAAAGAGCCACCTTCTTTTACATAAAGTTTGTCTTGATCTGTTGCGTAGCAGATTTCACCTTCTTGGATGTCTGCAACTGAACCATTAAGGTTAGAGTATGTACCTCGTGCAACTCGCAGAGGTGTTCTGTTAGTAGGGGTAGGCATTAGTCGAAAGATCCTCCGTCGTAAGTAGTAGAAGTAGAAACAAGTGAAGTACCAGAATCAAAGTTACCGCCATCAGCAACAATAGTTCCAGCTACATTAGCAAAAGCAAGGTTACCAGAACCATCAGTTACAAGTGCTTGATTACTTGTTCCATCAGTAGTTGGTAAGGTCCAAATTTGTGAAGCAGAAAGTGATGCAGGTGATTTAAATCCAACATAATCACCAGGATTGACACCAGAAAGGAACCTGAGTTCATTTTCATTCCTGACTTCTACATGGTTTTGTGCATTAATAATATTATTAAAATCTGTATAATTATTATTAACTACAACCCTTGTACCGCTATTAGTGATAAAGTTGATATAACCAAAAGAATTAATAGCACTATCTACAAGATTAATTCTTGTATCGTTATTGCTAATTTCTGTAATACTATCAACATAATATTTTGTTGCAGCATCTTGAGCAGAAGTAGGATCACTAAGGTTGACAATTTTATAAGTTTGTGCATCAAGCTGTCCGCCAAGTTGTGGTGTAGCATCAGTTACAACATCAAAAGCATAAGACCCAGCACTAAAGTTAATAAAACCAGCACGTTGATCTACTTCAAAGAAATCACCAATCTTAAACTTACCGTTTTGATCAGTAATAGCAGTCCAGATTTTACCATTATTAGACTCTACAATTTGTTTAGAGTCATCAGGTACACCTCCATTTTCAGGTAGTGCAGTATAATTAGTACCACTACCAACATACTCCATCGTGTGACCACTAGAAGCAACCTGTGAACGAAGGAAGAACGATACAGCAGCATCATCACTGACTGCACCATTAAGACCCAAGTTTTCACTACGTAGAGTTGGATTAGGACGACTGATTGTTACAGTCCATCCAGCACCACCTTCAGAATCAGTATTAGCCGTAGCAGACAACACAGGATATGTCACACCATTAACAGTAACAAGCATGTTACCTTGTGGTCGTGTTGCAGTACCGTGCCAACCTGCAGCAGCAGTAGGTTCATTAATGTTAAAGGTAGTATCAAGATCTGCAGCAGCACCATCTACGTTAGACGTAAAGATAGCACTAGTAGACTTACCATCAGCAACCAATGCTTCATCACCAAAGTCAGTAGTAGATGCAGCAAGGTTTGCTTGACCACCATTCAAACACTTAATGTGATACTTATTGAAGAATGCATAGGAACTAGTACATTGTGCATAACCATTGTTAGTAACAAGAATACCAGGACCATTAAGTGCAACATGGGTGTAACTATCACACACCATAGAACGTAGTGGGCTATCGGCATCTACAGCATTACCGTTAACCAAAAGACCACCACCAGTAGGTGCAGAATCAATATCACCAGCTGCACCACCTGCAGGGTTATGTGCATTCAAATCACTGTTGTTAATTTCACTATCTGAGAAATTAGTACAGTTTTGAATATAAGGTGACTTGATAATATAAGCACCACTATAGAATGCAGCATTCCAACCTTGTGTAGTAGGCAAAGCAGGATCAAGAGTATTACCTGTACCAGTACCAGCTTTGATGCCAGTAAAGGTCATGCTACTCAAATAGCTACCACTGTTCAATTCAAACAAGTTGCTAGTTTCTGTAGCTGGAGTTGGGTGTACAATACAACTACGAAGTGCTTGACCAATAATAGAAACGTTACGACGTTTAATCTGAATAGGTGCAATCTCTTGGTACACACCAGCAGCAACAACAACGATCATTCCATCGCCATTACCAGTTACTTCTAGCTGGAACCCAGAACCACCACCACCACCAAGATCAGCATCATCAGCAGACAAAATGTCACCAATTCCGTAGTCTTGGAGAGTAGCTGCGCTAGTAACAGTAGCAACAGTGACAATACCACCAGCAACAGTGATGTTAGCACGCAAACCAGTACCAGAAGAACCACCAGTTAGAGCTACGTTAGAGTAAGAACCATCAGTATAACCAGAACCAGCAGCTAGAATAGTGGTATCAATGTCTTCGTTGATGTCCTTAATGGCTTCTTTAATAGTCAGTTTAGGTGCACTGATGCGGTGACCTGTATTAG